CACATTCAAATTATACGATGACATACGAATTGAAAGACTGGTTGAACTCAATCAACATGAACAAGAAGAATCTTCTTAATGATGATCCTACAGCAAAATATCCTGCATACATTGTCAATCGATGTATGTCTGGTCATCTGGACACAGTTCTGTTTGCGAATGAAATGAACAAGGCTCCAAACCTAGATCCAAAATTGCAATATTCATTTTTGCTAAATAGTGTGAGGAAAAGGAAGAGATTTTCTCCCTGGCTCCGCAAAGATGAAATCAGAGATTTGGATTTAGTGAAACGTTATTATGGTTATAGTAACGAAAAAGCAAAGCAGGCTCTGAGCATCTTAACCAAAGAACAATTGTCATTTATTAAATCTAAATTTGAGACCGGAGGAAAAAGATGATTAGTGAACCTGAGGTCAAGTGGTCAGCTGACCAAATGATCGAAGTTACATTGAATGAACCAGATGACTTTCTCAAGGTTCGTGAAACTCTGACGAGAATTGGAGTCGCATCCCGAAAGGAGAAAAAGATCTATCAGTCCTGCCACATTCTGCACAAGCAGGGGCGGTACTATATTGTTCACTTCAAGGAACTGTTTGCACTTGATGGAAAGCACGCTAACCTGACAGTGAACGATGTCCAACGCCGAAACAGAATTATTCAATTACTTTGTGATTGGGGTTTGGTAACCGTTATCGAACCAGAACGAGTTACTGATATTGCACCACTCAATCAAATTAAAGTTCTTGCCTACAAGGAGAAGAACGAGTGGATCCTAGAGACCAAGTATAATATCGGTAAGAAAAAGAAACAAGAAACAGAATGAAATTAATTGAACGTCATCGTTATAAGGGTAAGGAAATATTCCAAACCAGAACAATGACATTCGAACCTTATCCCATGACTGAGATCGAATCGGTCATGGGACTTATTCGTGACTGCCTGTCACCTGAACTTCTTAAGGGTCGAAAGTCATTGATGTTTCCTGAAGATGCTTTGACCAACAAATACTACGGTCATTGTTATCACTCATCTCAAGCATTGTATTATCTGATGGATACAGAGGAATTGTGTCCAATGAGCGCCGAAGACTACCGTGGTGAAAAGCACTGGTGGTTAACTGATGGTATCCAAAATTACGACGTGACTGCTGATCAATACTATTCTGTTGGTCAAGTCCCGCCATACGAGACTGGAAAGAAGTCTAGATGGTATGGGTGGAAGGAAAGACCCCAACAAGTTTCGTTAAATTTGATGAAGCAGGTCTTGGGAGAGCGTTTAATGCTTGACGACACGATGGATGTGTAGTATAATATGCGAGTAAACGTTCAAAGGTTGCTGAACAATGCTCTCAATTGAAAATTCTCTCGGGTTTGATCCCGTTTCTGATTCCATCAAAGTTTTTGAAATGGATGTCACGCCCCAAATGGCGCAGTATATCCTTCTTCAACACAACAATGACAATCGCAAAGTCTGTAAGTCCCAAGTTAACAAAATTGCAAAGAGCATCCGTAATGACGGTTGGTTGCGAGATGGCCAACCTCTTACCTTTAATGTAGAAGGAAATATTACCGAAGGGCAGCATCGCCTTCATGCGATTTTGGAGGAAAAAGTTACTGTCCCAATGATTATTGTATTGGGTGTAGAACTGAATTGCTTCACCAATGTCTCTCCTGCAAAACCTCGCAAACCTGAAGACGAGATCCAACGCAAGGATAAGAGTGCAAAACCTGCTGAAGTGAGTACTCTTCGTCAACTTCTCAAGCGTCGTCAAGGTGATCAACTCACTATGAAGAACGCTATTGTTCAGTGGGAATACTGGGCAGACGACATTCGTGCAGGTCTCTCTCTTGTTGATGGTTTCTTTGATAGTATTGATACCTTTAGTCCTTGGAAGAGAACTTTTGCTGCTTGGGCTGCACTGATGATCTCTATTGGTGAAGGTGAGTCTGCAAAAACTCTTATTGACTTTATCGCAGATAAGATTCTCCAAGATCCCCCGCACACCAGACTTGCAAAAGACTTCATGGAGTTCATGCAAAATGATTATTTCATCTTTGCTGGTAACGCAGCACGGACAGATATTATCTACATGCTCCTGTGTGTTGCCTCTGACCGTATTATCAAGAAACCAAATGGTGAGATTGAACTCAACATTGAACCTGCTCGATTGAATCATGCTGATCTGAAGAACTCTGGAGTATACCGGAAGTTTTTGTTCAACCCCGATAATATTGATATCAAAAACTCTATGATCTGACATAAATAAATTTGAGACCTTTCGTGCGGTCTCTACAAAAGTCGGAACACCCTACAAACTGTTACGGTTATTACCGTAGCAGTTTTTTTCCTTTTATGGTTAAATAGTAGTGGATGCCGAACGGGTCCACAAAACACAAACTCGCTTTTAAAGGAGCTAAGAACCATGGGTGACCTCACCAGATATCACGCTGCAGACTTATCATCTCTGCTAGATCGTATAAATAGAAACAGTATTGGTCTCGATGAATATTTTGACCGTGTGTTTAAGCAGCACGAAACCACGTCAAATTATCCACCGTACAATTTAGTTCAGGTCAGTAACGTAGAATCGAGACTGGAACTAGCACTAGCAGGATTCAAAAAGGAAGAAGTAAATGTCTACACCGAATACGGTAAACTCTTTGTCGATGGAAAAAAAGAAGACGGAGAAACCGAAACAACATATGTCCATCGAGGAATGGCTCAGCGATCTTTCACTAGATCATGGACCCTCAGTGACGAGACGGAAGTTAGATCAGTTAGCTTTGAGGATGGGTTGCTGACAATCTCACTTGGTAAAGTAGTTCCGGATCATCACGCTAGAAAAGATTATCTCTAAATAAAACTGAATATCGTCGCCGCAGAGGGGCAACTGGCACAATCCAGTTGACGCCCCTCTTTTTTCTTGGTATAATAGTCAAAGGTAAAAACTGACCATGAGCATTCAACTGGCATTACTAAAATCTGGTGAGGAAGTCATCGCAGATATTAAGGAACTAAGGGATTCTGATAATGAACTTGTTTCGTATTACTTTGGTGATCCTCACGTAGTAAAAATTAAAACTAATAAATTCCTCGTAGAGGGAGAGGAAAGACAGAAAACTGATATTGTTTATCATAAATGGATGCCCCTATCCAGCGAAACTAATATTATGGTAAATAAAGATTGGATCGTTTGTATTGCCGATCCTATCTCTGAACTTAATGATACATTTCAGGAGAGATTGAATGGAAGAAACGAATCTGCCGATGGACATGATGATGGAACCACCATTGAGTCCGGATCCGGAGGAACCGTCACTCCAACTGTTGTGCTTAACGAATAATATTATTCTGATTGCTGAGGTTGCTGAAGTTCTTGCTGAGGTTGTTGGCCAACCAGATTGCAAACTAATTAAACCTTACATTGTTGAAGATGGTAAACTCACTCCGTGGTTAAGTGATGTTACTGATGATCAAACCATTATGATGAGTTCTGATAAAATACTCACGATGGTTGAACCAAAGAAAACCCTACTTGATGAATACCAGTCACTGACTAAATGAGATTCTATACTAATGTCTACCAGCGGTTCAATGAAATGCTGGTACGTGGATATGAAGATGGCAAACAATTCTCTTACAGGGAAGAGTTTGGACCGACATTCTATGTACCATCTAAGAAAGAGTCTAAATGGAAGACACTTGATGGTGAGAACGTAGAACCAATCAAACCTGGTAAGATCTCAGACTGCAAGGAATTTGTAGAGAAGTACAAAGACGTTCACGGGTTTGCCATTTATGGTAATGACCGGTATGTCGCTCAGTATATCTCTGATAAGTATCCTGAGGATGAAATCAAGTTTGATATCTCCAAGATTGGACTCTACACGATTGATATCGAGGTTGCTGCTGAAGAAGGTTTCCCTGACGTACACAATGTATCAGAGGAACTTCTTGCTATCACGCTGCAGGATGCTTCTACGAAACACATTACCTGCTTTGCCTCACGACCATTTAACAACACACGTAAGGATGTCACCTTTGTCTTGTGTGAGGATGAGTATAATCTTATCGATCGCTTCCTAGAATGGTGGCAACAGGTCTCTCCTGATGTCATCACAGGGTGGAACTGTGAACTGTATGATATCCCATACATCGTAAGACGCATTGAGCGCCTGATGGGTGAGAAGGTTGTCAAGAAACTCTCTCCTTGGGGAAATGTTCGTCAACGTGAGATTCAGATGCATGGCCGCCCACAGATTGCTTGTGAGTTAGCAGGCATCAGTGTGATTGACTACCTTGACTTGTATAAGAAGTTTACCTATACCAATCAAGAGTCATATCGTCTGGACCACATTGCATTTGTGGAACTGGGTCAGCGTAAGTTGGACCACTCTGAGTTCGATACTTTTAAGGACTTCTATACAGGCAACTGGCAGAAGTTTATCGAATACAATATCATTGACGTGGAACTTGTTGACCGTCTGGAAGACAAGATGAAACTGATTGAGTTGGCATTGACTATGGCATATGACGCCAAAGTAAATTATAACGATGTGTTCTTCCAGGTACGTACTTGGGATGCGATTATCTATAACTACTTAAAGAGAAAGAACATTGTCATCCCTCCGAAAGAGAGATCTGAGAAAGACTCGCAGTACGCAGGTGCATATGTCAAGGAACCGATTCCTGGAAAGTATGATTGGGTGGTTAGTTTTGACCTTAATAGTCTGTATCCCCATCTTATTATGCAGTACAACATCTCGCCAGAGACCTTACAGGATACTCGACACCCTTCGACCACCGTCGATAAGATACTGAACGAGAAGTTGACCTT